CGGGGCGTTGGGGGAACTCGGGTATGGGTTCGCCTACAGAATTCTTGACGCTCAACACTTTGGAGTTGCACAAAGACGCAGAAGAGTCTTTCTTATCGGATATCTTGGAGACTGGAGACCTGCCGCAGCGGTTCTATTTGAGTCCGAAAGCCTGTGCAGGAATATTGCGGAGAGCAGAAGTAAGATGCAAAAAGTTACCCGAGAGATTGAGGGAAGCGTTATTGACAACAGTGAGTCAGGAGAATGGTGGGACGGAGGACAAACTGCCGCTAGTTTAACTACTCGTTGCCATGACCAATATATGCCTGACAAGGGACACTTCTCTGCTGTGATTCAAAACGAAGAAAAGACTGCTCTTTGTTTTAAAGTACGAGGCGGTGTTTCTGAGAACTCGGGAATACAAGGCGGTGTTCCTGGTAAATCAGCAGGAAAGGGTTACCTTGGAAGTGAAGAAAAGTCTTTCACCATTGCAACCTCACCGGATCAATGGTTGTTTGAAGAAACCAAATGGTTGCCGCCAAATGATTCTGAGACAGTAGGTACTTTACAAGCGAGAGATTATAAAGGGTTCTGTAATCAAGATATGACAGATGGAAGGGGTTTAGTTGTTTCTGAAAAAAGTATTGCCGTTGATATGTACAACATGAGTATTAACGAGCAGACATCTCAAACCTTATCATCCTCCGCTTCAGATATCAATCACACAGGTGGTACGATTCAAAATGCAAAGGTTCGTAGACTTACTCCTGTTGAGTGTGAGAGACTTCAAGGATTCCCTGACAACTTCACAAATATTCCATACAGAAAAAAGGAAGAGTCTCCCGATGGACCAAGATACAAAGCACTTGGCAACTCAATGGCTGTACCTGTAATGGCTTGGATTGGAAAAAGAATTCAAGAGGTAAGCAATCTAATTAACGAACAGAAAAATTCCTGAATGAAGACAGTAAATAGTTTAAGCGGAGGGAAGACATCTTCGTACTTAGCGGTTCACTACCCGGCTGACTACAATGTCTTCTCTCTTGTGCGGACGGATGACAAGCGAGTTCTCTTCCCAGACGAGAAGGTAAGGCAAATTGTTTCGGACAAGATTGGAAAGGAATTCATTGGAACCCTTGAGGAGGATACGATTGTGTACACAATGTTGGACCTTGAGCAATACCTTGGGCAAGAAATCATATGGCTAAGTGAGACAACCTTTGAGAAGGTGATTAAAAAGGCTGGGGGCTACTTGCCAAATGTAACTAGAAGATTCTGCACCTCTAAAATGAAGGTTGAACCAATCGCTCAATGGTGTTACGAGAATACCGAACTTCCTATAGATATGAGGATTGGCTTCCGAGCAAACGAGATGAGCAGAGCCAAAACAATGTTGGCCAAGGCTGAAGACGGAATAGAAATGTTTAAGTTTAAAGTCGGCGAAAAGAACGGAAGGAAGAAGTGGAAAACATTGCCATACCGAAGCGTGTCATTCCCTCTCATCGAAGACGGAATATTCAAAGATGCAGTTGAAACATATTGGAAGGACAAAGACGTAAGATTTGCCTACAAAAACAATTGCGTAGGTTGTTTCCACCGCAACGAGATTTTTCTCAACCACATGAGTAAGAGGGATGAGAAACAGTTTGACTGGTTTATGAGAATGGAGCAGGAAAACAACTGCACGTTTAAGAACGGAATTACATACGAAAAAATAAAAGAATATAAGATGCAGTTGGACTTGTTTGACGAAGACTTCAACGACTGCGACTCTGGATACTGTGGGCTATAAAACAAAAACAAAAACAAAAACAATGAATAAATTTCTAATGGCAGCTGTAATCATAACAGCGATAATAGTAATCATCTCCTACTTTGGAGGTGATGACAATGAAACAGGATTTCAGTCATGAAAATTAAACTAAACGAGTCGGAAGTACACTTCCTTAGAACACTCGCCTCCACAAGAGCGTTCTTCAGTAGAAAGAAGAACGTGGTGGACCAAAAGTTTGCTGTGGACAAGTCGGGGTTTGAGATTGACTTTGACGGATGCCTTTCGGAATACGCCTTCTGCAAGTGGCACAACATCCACTTCAGTTTATCTTTTGGAGACGATACGGCAGGTCAGCCAGACTGCGTCTATAAGAACTTGACGATAGATATAAAAAGCACTCGCCTTCCTCAAGGGCGTATGATTGTTAAGTTAAACTCTCAACCGATGGATATGTATGTCCTCGCTATAGTGGAGGATGACTACACAATTCGTTTTGCTGGATACTCTCGCTCGGATGACATTAAAAAAGATGAGAACGTCCGTAACCTTGGCACAGGAGACTCGTATGTATTAGACCAACACCAACTATTAAAATTCAAAGAAAATGTACACAAAAAAAATTAAGAAGACTTTCTTCCACGATCAGGAAGAGGGAAAGTTACTAGAGGTAACAGAGTGGGCTAATGGCGCAGGGGTAGACTTTGCTATAAGCGATGACAAGGGAAGGCAGTTAATCCCTCTCTCCTATAGAGACGCTAAAAACCTACGAAGATTAATCCGACATGTCCTAAGACCAAATGTTGATTAAAGGCTATTATATCGAGGCTATGGAGGTCCTGACCAACACTGGGGGTGTAGACTTCTTCGACCTAACTATGACAGAGCAATTAGTTAGGACTATGTTCGACATTCGAGACGTGATGTCTATACGACAGGTTGACGAGTTGGTTCCAGAATATGCTGTAATAGAAATAGGCATGGGAAACCCACGCCTATTCAAACTATCTTACGAGTCTATAAAGTCTATCTTTATGAACCGAGATTCTATTTAGAATGCGTTATTTGTTGACTTGGCAATTTCGTACACATCTACTTGAGCGTGCAAGTAGGTAACAGCAGAACCTGCTGCGTTCATTACATCACGATTTGATTCGTAGCAAATGTAACGAGTGGTAGTTTCCCAGTCCGTTCCGTAAGCAAAGTTTGATGTGCAATATGTAGAAATATTTGTGTCCAAACCATTGTTTGCAGCAAGTACGTTTGCTAGAGTTGGGGCTACGTTTGGAATAGTTGTAGTTACTCCTTGAACAATAGCACTCTTAACAAACTTCAACTTGCGAAAGTTAATAGCCGTTGAGCCTGAACCGTTGTTAATTCTAATGAGGTTTTGTCCCTCTTCTAATTCTAATGTACCTGAAGTCATAGCTATAAATATTTACACAAATATACTATTTTTTTGTTAACAGTTCCATTTTTTTAGAGATAAAGCCTTCCTTGTTGGCTTCCCCTTTTCGTCCTTCATTGGACCTGGAACACCCGACATTCTCGCACAGAAACTGGTCCTACGCTTATCGTCCTTACTTCCCTTCTTTATTTCAGAGGGTTTCTTCGTTACAGCTTTTTGTAATTTGCTACCCGGATTAGCCTTCCTATAAGAAGCGATTCCTTTTGCGTTGAGTCCTCCTGTAGCACTCTTGCCTTCTTTTCTTTGCCATGCAGGTGTCTTAGCCATTGTTTCTAAAATAAGGATGTTGTTCGTGCCATTTTTTTACAGCAGAAACTCCTTCACGAACTGTCTTCGCTCCTGCCTTTTTGGTTAGGTCAATGGTGTCCCACTTACCTTTATCTTTTGTCGGGTGGTTAACCATGATGTCACCAGGCTTACCTTTTCCTATCTTATTAGTCTTTTTGTAGACAACGTGTTTCTCTCCCCCTGCGGAGACTTTTACCCTTGCCATTACTTTTTCTTTTTGGTTTGAGACTTAATAACCTTCTCCTGCTTTAACATAGCAGCGGTAGGCTTCTTGCCTGATCCTTTGTTTGCTCGGATGTTGTCCCAAAGTCCTCTTGGGGATGTACTCCCGTCCTTTCTTTTAATCATTTCTTTTTTCATCGTCCTTGACCTTTATATGATTTAACGTAATTTTTAGAGTTCTTAGAGCAAGAGCATTTTGTCTTTGCAATTACCCCTGGTCTGCTGACCTTCGGTTTCTTCTTAAATGTGCTAGTTGACTGAACCTTTGCCATAGTGTAATTTTTTATCTAAAACAAAGATATATAAATATGTTTCTCTCCGTATATTTGTGTAACCAAAATTTAAATCAATGAACGAGTTACTATTCCTCAAGTCGCAGATAAGAGTGTTCAACCCAACGTGGACAGACGCTCAAGTAGAAATGGAAGCAATCAAAATTAACAAGGAGGCAAACTCTATCGCAGACGATGACGAGGGGTGCCTATACTGTGGATCATGAAGAAGCCAAAATATAAATGCCCTGTCTGTGGCTACTACAACGCTCACCAACTAGGATGTCCAGAGATGGACAAGAAGATAAAGTTGTGTGACATCGTTAAAGACTATAAAGCCGCAAAAGAAAGCGGAGAGGAGTATAAACTTCCTCCCAATTTATAATCCCTATTGTTGAAAACTTATTAATTGTTATTTCAATAACTTTTGTATATTTGTGAAAATAATAAACAAAATGCAAAGATTAAAAGTAACAAACGAGACGATCCAAGAATATGCCCAGGCTTGTCACAAGGTATTAACAGAGTTATTGGCACTCAACATGGAGTTGACCAACGAGGAAATTATTGAGTCGTTTGATGGGCTAAGTAAGGAACTTAACTCTCTTGCAAATGAAGCCTTTGATAAAATGAGAGAAGATCCGGAGTTCCAACAAGAGTCTGTTGCATTTTTAAACGCTTTACAATTAGGGGCATCCAATGAAGATAGTGAAGCAACTAGTGTATGAGCGAATGCTCCGCAAGACCTTTAGTGAGTATGTCTCTGATGAGGTAAAGTTAGAGGTCTTGACTTGGGTACTCTCTCAAATGAATAAGAAAGAAAAGTAACTGTACCTGACTAAAACTCAGAGTGCGTTGGAGATGGTGGCCACATTGTTCCAACTAGCTGTGTCAGACCTCGCAAAGGCTGCTAACACACAACACCAAGCTAAAGTCGGGTGTAAACTTTAAAACTATGAGTAACAAGAAGCAAACCTCGGTAGATGTACTCTTCGAAGTACTATGGGAATGTCCAAGAGATAAGTGGGAGTGGAATGCCGTACTCAAGGAGGTTAGAGAGATGCACAAGCAGGAGATGAAAGATTTGTATCTTGCTCATGTGACTAAAGTCCCTCGCCTGAGAGAAATCTTCGAGAAGCAATTTGAGGAATACTACACGAATACATTTGAGTAATCATGACACCTAAGGAAAAGGCAAAGGAACTAGTCGACAAGTATTGGATCTATCTGCGAGCAGGACTGCTTTACGATGAGGAGGCAAAAGACGATGCAAAGCATTGCGCAATAATAGCCGCAAAAGAAATGTTAGAGGAGGTCAAGGAGCATAAGTATGATGATACCTCTGCTATTAGAATCATATACTGGTTTAAGGTAATTAACGAAATAGAAAAGCTATGAGCAAGGTAACAATAGAATTTGACCGAGTAGAAGAGGCGGATGAACTTCGTACTGCTCTCGATGGGTTCAAGTACAAAATGCTCCTCTGGGACCTCGACCAGAAACTCCGCAGCGTACATAAGTACGGAGCCGCCATAGAAGGATCAGGAGAAGCCACTCCAGAAGAAATGGACGTATGCTACAGGATAAGAGAGTACATCCGCCAGGAACTACAGGACAGTAATCTGACAATAGAATGATTGGCTTTTGGATATGGGCAGATTAATACGCACAAATGCGTATTGCAATAATTCCAAAAATGTTAATATATTTGCAAAACACACAATAACTAAATCAAAAAATAATCTATGACCAAAAAGTTTATAACTGCCGAGATTGAGTTGCTCAATACTAAAATGGCTGAACTCATCGGTAGCGGAAAGCACACCATAAGAGCAGAGGTACGCATACCCACAGAAAACATTATTGCTGTAAGACAATTTGCAGACGATGAGGACGAAGAGATAAACCCAGATATGTGTGCTGTGTACTTAACCAGCGGTGAATTTTTCATCTTGCACACTCCTTATGCAGAGATGTTACAAATCTTAGATTGGAATTAATAACCTAAAAACTAAAGCCATGTTTTGCAGAGAAAAAAGAATTATAAAGAGAACCAA